ACGTAGTGCCAGTTGTCGCCGCTGATTTGCATCTGTCCGATCCTTGGATTCTCTAGCCCGTCAGAGACGTCGAGACTGCCAATTAAAGTTAAGTCGTGCGAGTGATCGCATTGAAACTTTTCGATCGCGTCCAAAAGTTCCGCGATTGCCCTAAGTTCGTTCGCTGAATGATCTGCCATTATTCGCCCTCCGTCGTTGGTTGCGATTGCTCAAGCCGACCTCGCAGTACCGCGCATAGATCGGTTAGTCGCTGGCTATGGCCCTGCAACCGCAAAAGACAATCCCTATCCATAGGTATCTTTTCGCTGCCGTTTCCGACCACCCAAGCCGTGTGCCTGATGTCCATTAGCAGCTCCACTTTGGTTTTGTCGCTCATCCCCATGCTATTCGCCCTCCGCTAGTGTTTTGCGTAAGTGTTGGATTGCCGGGTCTTGTGCTTCAAGCCGCTGCCGCAGAAGCTTGCAAAAAATCGCTAGAGCGTTGCCGTAGCTTTCTAGCCGCTGTATCTCCGCGATCGTCATCGAGCCCACTAGGGGGATTTCATCGCTTGCGTCACGGATCGCTAAAGCCGCCTGCCGGATATCGTCGAGTAGTTCGCCGTCTGTTTTCTTCACGAATAATCCCTCTCAGTTAAGTGTAAGTTTGCCATCGTCCCGCGTGCCCAATTAGCCCGCGTCGAAGGCGTGTTTCTGGCCTCTGCCGTCTTGGCCTTGGCCGCTCGGCAGGATCGGCATTGAGTGTCTAGCCCGTCCTTGGTCCGGTTGGATCGCCGGAACTCGCAGAGGGGCTTGGCAAGGGTGCATTTTGTGCAGGGTTTCATCGTCTCGCAACGTCCCATGCTCGCTTTGTCCCGTAGCCAAGCTGGTCCTGCTCGACGATGTAAACCACCGATGGATCGGAATCGCCGTCGCTGTCATCGTCATCGTCATCGTCATCGCTGTCGCCCCATTCGCTAATCTCTTTACCCGAGCACAAGCCGCGAATCGAATTTTCAAAGGGCCAGTTTTCTTGGGTCATCAATCGGACTTCGGTATCACCGCCAATTTCGTCGCGGTATTCTTCGAGCCGTTCAATCAGTTCGCTTATCGTCATCGTTCATCGTCTCCAAAAAAGTGTGAGTAAAAAGACCCCGAAGGGTTTCGCCGTTGGTGGCTGGTTAGTGGGTTAGCGTGCGGTTCGAGCTTCGAGCCACTTTTGAGCACCCCTGAGGGTCTTAAAGTCCTTGCTCTGGGTGAAGGTCATCGCGGTGTAAGTTCCGTCGGCGTTCTTGAATACGCCTCGGGTTTGCGTCTCGTTGTTTGCGTCTTCGATTCGAATCGTCGTTTGCATCGTATCGTCTCCGGTTAGTGGTTTGCGTCAGCGTTGTTGCCGACGTGTGTATATTATCGGGCAGGGGATTAAAGATCAACAGGTTTTTTGGAAAAGATGTGGAAGTTTTTCCAAAAAGCCGGGAGGCCCATTCCCCCCGGCCAAGTCAGTGGGTTAGGCTAATGCGTCGAGCTCAGCCTCGCACCATTGCATAAGCTCAAGAAACTCAGCGTAGCTCATCCTGTCCGCAAGCTCCCTGGTAATGAAAGTGCTTGCAATAATCGCCTCTGGGCGGTAGTCGCAATTCAGTTTCTTGAGTGCGTCGATGAGGGTCTCGGTTGTTTGCGACTTGGCGTACTGGGTCATTTTGGCTTGTGCTGCGTTCATCTTTTCATTCCTGGTTTGCGTTGCGTCGTCAGTCTCGTTTGCTTCCGACGTGTGTATCTTAATCGACCCACCAAACAAAGATCAACACCTTTATCCAAAAAGATATCGAAGTTTTTCCCAAAACATACGTTTCGCCAACGAAAACGCAGGGAAAAAAGATTGTGGTTTTTTTGGCTAGGTGGCTAGGATCGCCCGAAACCTCTAGCCAAAAGCACCCTGGCTAGGTCGCTAGCTATTTCCGTCACCGCATCCTCCGACAAGTCGGGCATCGCTGCGTGAAGGCATTCGTGGAGCGTTGTATCGAGGTCTTGCCCTTCATCGAGCCCTGATCGGATGCCGATCGTCCTAGGCTGGCCCCGATCGCCTTCAAGGTCGCAATAGCCAAATTCATCGGGCCTAGTGTCGTCGCGAATCGTCCAGGTTTGCTTGCGGATAATGGCTTTCACTACGCGCTCCACACTTCCCCGCGTCGATTGATGCGGTAGTTGCTTACGTTGAAATTGCCATCGCTGGAAACGTCGACCATCGCGAAACCGTGATTCCATCGATTTACCCTTGCGTACTTCGGCGTCATATCGCAAAGGCACCCCATTGACCAAGTAGGGGTCATAGAATGAAACATATCGGTATCCGTGTGATTCGATGTTTGGTGGCTATGGCTGACCAAAACCCTATGATGGGTCCGAAGAAATGCCCCTCTAGCCGGATTGACCGGACTGAAAATCGACTTGCCTAATTCGTGACCGTGAAGCACCGGAAGCTTGCCGAGCATAATCGGATTGTCTCCGACCATTTCAATTTTAAGCCGCTTGAGCTGCAATAGCTCATCGAGTCGAACATTGGCTAGGTCGTAAATCTCAGGAGCGCGATTCCAGATAAAATGGTCCCAGCGCTCCTCGTGATTGCCCATTTTGTAGATGATTTTTTGCTTTGGGAATTCCGATCGCAACCACTCAAGCCCCTCAATTACCAGCTTCAATTCGGTCGATAGCTTTCGATGGTTGGGGTCTCGCTGGTGCCTGGAGACTTGGTAAAAGTCTGCAAAGTCCCCGTTGATTAGTAGCGTGTCGATCTTAGATTTCTTAAGGGACTGGACCGCCGCCTCGAAAGCCACTTCGCTGTGATAGGGAATATGAACGTCCGAGATTATCCCGCATCGCTTGCAGTCGAGCTCGATCGGAACCCAGGGTTCCGCTAACGACGGGGGCATCTTTGGGGCTTGGCCTGCTTTACCCTTTGGCCTTAGCTGGGTCGCTTGATTGCGATTCTTTTTTCCCATAGCTCCGCGAATGTTGCGAATCATGCTCCTTGCGGTGTCGACCGTCGCAAACGCCTCTGGCCTTTCCTGCTTGGCCCGCTTAGCTAGCCCAATGTTCGGCGCATCAGGGAACTTTTTGCAAAGTTCCTCAAGGTAGATTCGTCCCGCTGTTTTCGGTGGTGACCCCATCTGATTTCCTCCAAATAGAGTAGGCTTCGTCGATCGTGATTTCGGGCTTGCCAAGCTTCGCGTTGACGGCGTTATGAAGTGCAACACCCCATGCAAAAAATGCTTCGGGGGAGGTGAAGTCGGGGGGGATCTCGGCAAGGATCCGCTGGTAGCCGTCTTTGCAATCGCACCGCTGGGGAATGAGGTACTGCCAGATATCGAGCCATTGAGGATCGCAACCGCGATAGGAATGGAGCTTGGCCCAAGCGAATTGGCCTTGTTTGATTGTTCGCTCGATCCGCTTTGCGTTGACTTGCTCTTGGCTGATCGTCGGCGGTGGGTCGCCCTGCATCGTGATCGTGAACGTCCTGGGTTGTGGCGCAGCCCCTGGGGTAAACGGCGTTCCATCCATGTTGATATTTAGGCTAGATTGATTGTCCACGATGGAGCACCTGTACAGACTGATTGACTTGAAAAACCCGAGCACGTCTGGGTTCGAGTGTGGGCTGTAACTGTTTGATTCCATTTTTTGCCGAACTTAGGCAAGCATCGGCCATCGGGCAGGCAACATTCGCAATCGTCGAGAAAATCGCAGCAATCCTGGTTGCAATTGCCAATAAAGCAATCCGATGTATCAAAATAAGGAGGCTCTGTTTCGCCCGCACCGCCTACGCTGATCGCGCAACCGCAAGCCAAGAAACCCCCAAAAGGAAATCCTACGCCGGGCCTGAAGCAAGTCGCTTCATTCTCTGGGTTAATCTGGAAGTCTAGGCAGTTCACCGAAAACGCCGTGCCTGGGCATTCATATTCAGGGGTCGCGCATATCGTTAAATTCGTCGTGCAAGATACCGCCGGGATGCAAGGGTCGTCAAAACATCCGTCGATATCCGTCACGTTTGGCTCTACCCCTAGCCCGTCATTAAAGCAGTTTTCCGCTTCGGACTCGATGATAGGCCCGCCCGAAGTCACCTCATCGGTACAGTAGCAAGGCTCGTTGAAAAAGCACCCCGTAAGGGCAGATGGGCTAGATGGTGAGTTAACGCAAACCGAGCTTGCGTAGTTGTACGGTTCGTAATTGCAGGAGCTAGCTTGGCAACCAGGGACTTCGGCATTTGTAAATTGTATCGCCCCGGTCGGCATTTCGTCATAGTATCGAACTCGATCAAAGCCGAACACGCCTGAGTTTCGGCATAAACTCGAGCCGCTAAAAGGCGGTGGGTCGGCTGGTACGTCGCTGCAAGTGATCGGACTGCCCGCCCCTATCGTTATTTCGTAATCCGGGTTTACCTCAAAGCAGTCGGTATTGAGCATCGTCACCGTTTGCGATCCGCTGGTTAAGCCGTTTTGATAGATCGCCGTTTCGTATTCGTAGTTGAATCGAGACCGGATAACGATTTTACACCCGCCGGTTTGACCCTCAACGCCTTCGCAGTCAACTTCCTCTTGGCTAATCCGAACGATGATGTTTTTTGGCCTGCGCCAAACCGCCATAAAAGCATTGTCGGTATATGCCGCCGTGCTTTGGGTTTCGGCTATTGGGGAGTAGCTGCCACCGCAACAGTAGTCCTCTGGAACGTCGCTACAATCGCCGCCCAAGGGTCCATACTCAAAGCCGCGATAGCTGCCTCTGCCCTGCCTTGTGTGAAGCGTTGTGCATTCTTGGAGTACTGAGCCTTCGTAAAGTAAAGAACTGCAACTTTTCGACCAACTCGGCGTAGCGTTCGGCGTGAAAGTCTGTTCATAGCAACAATTGCCGGTCCAACCGCCGCCGGTGTAGCCGCTGATCGTAACGGTCGGCAAATCCTCGACCGCCAAGCATTCGCAAGTGCAACAGCATCGACCTACACCGCCCATTTAGCACAACTCCACTGCAAGCCACTTGGCATCGACCGGAAACAGCAGGACGCTAGCCGCCGAAGCGATCGCCACGCCTGTAGGATTCCATGCCGTATAGGTTACTGTCCCTGCCGTCCAATTGCCGCTCGCGGGTTGCTTAGCTGTCACGGTCCCGCTCGTATTCGCACCGATACCCGAACCTGCCACCGCAAGCAATGGCGTCTCGCAAGCAATCACCTTAATCAGATCGTCCCCTTGCTCGTCGTCACCGATGTAAGAAAAAAGGCACCCTTTTGACAGGTCGAACGACGATTCAACCGGCCCCATTCGCGTACCGGTCGAGTAGGTCGCTGAGTCTTTCTTTGCACGGTAGATCGGCCCCCATTGAGCCGTGCCGAGCCCGTTTGCCGCTACCTCCGCTGGCCCATTGAGCAAAAACGGACCCATCACCGAAGCGGTGTAATCGATCGGCCTGTCGACTTTGAGGACCGACTGCCCATCGATGGTTTCCATGCCGACTTTTTGGATGCAACCGTAAGCCGGTATCGTTTCGGTCGATGCGTTGTAAAAGTAAATCGGGTCAGGGGTCGATTGCCGAATCTCGATCGGCTTTGCCGCCCTTTCGCGTTCCCAAGCGAACGAATTATCGCGAATCCGTTTCGCAAGGGTTGGACTGTAGTACCCGATATCCTTTTGAGCCACGCTTAGCCCCTGGTATCTGCGAGTAGGGACACTTTGTAGATCGCTGGAGTCACCGCCGTAGCTGTCGCGGTGTCATTGCACGAAATCGACAAGCGACACTCAAGCAACTGCCCTGGGTTTACGCTAGCCGAGTTTAGCATGAAGTCAAAATCAGCAGCTGTGAGGCTATTCATCGACTGAGCCGCCGAAGTTACCAAATCCGCTGTGGGCGTTCCGCTTGACCCAACCACGGCCTCTAGATCGATCGTGCAAGAGGTCGACGCCAAGGTAGTTTCCATCGCTGCCCGGATTCGGACTTGAATTGTTTCTCCGTCGTCATAATTCGGCGGTATCGGAATTGAAAAATAGGCCCTCCGCGTTGTGGCCCCTAGGTTTTTGCAATCGCCCGCCGTGATCCTCGCCGGATTCGTCAACCAAGTGCCTGAGACTAGCCCTAGATCGTCGCTAGCTGCCGCTGCGGGCAGATTGCTTGCCACTGCGTCATGCGTCTTAAAGGCTTCAACAGGGACCACATATTCGGCTAAGACTTTTTGCCCTAGCTTCGATGGTTCGATATTCGCATTGCCTGCAATGTCGTTGTTGGTCAGTGATCGATCGGGAATCTGGAGAATGACGCTTTGAATTGTGCTCATTTTGTTGGCCTTATGGTAATAGTCCTAGTGCGTTGTAACTTAGTGGTTCGTAAAGCTTTTTTTCCTGCCAAAACGCTGTTTGCTGCGCCGGAGGATCTACGTCGGGTAGCTGAAATCCTTTTTCGTCGAGTAGCACCGGCTTGGCTGTTGGTTCGCCTGCCCTGGTTGCTCGGACGATTGCCGTAGGCTGAACCCCGTTGACTGGAGGCCCTGGTAGTTCAACCCGCTTATAGTACCCTTCATGGCGCGATCGCGAATGCCACGCCTTTTCCGGTGTAGTTCGGTAGGGGTAGCGGAATTGAATTACAGCCGTAACTTGGTAGTAGCCGCCGAAGGGAGTTTCGGGGGAGGCAACCGCCTTGGCTCGGAGCTTTTGCATTTTCGCCGTACCCGCTGGCCACGTTAGGAAAGTATCGGAGTTGACCGAATGACGGTATCTCCCCTGAACGTAGCTTGAGAACGTCAGCATGTTTTTTTGAATCGTAACGGTTTGGTCTGCAAACTTACGCCGAATGCCGTTGACGGGTTCGCCGTTGGCTGTCACCAGAGGATTGCCGTCGAAATCCTCATCGATTTCTAGCTCCTCTTCTACGTCGTCAAAATCAATAATCGCGGGGGCTAGCAATGGGCTTTGTACGCCGTTGTTTTGATTACCCTGTGGACCGCCCGAGCCGAAGGATACTTCGCCTTCATAGGGTACTGTGACGATCCAGTAAACCGGGCTTTGCCTTTTCGGGCTTGCCTGGACTGCGAACACAAAATCGAACCCGTTGCCGAATGACGATCCAGCCGCAGGAATTCCGGGGGCTTGCAAAACGTCGTTTAAGGTTGCGTCGGGGGTTGTAAATACTTGATAGACCTTTTGTAAACGCGCATCGGCCCGCCGGAAGTTGTCGGTAATCGAAATATCGCCGCCGAGACCGGACCACATAAGATCAACGCTGTAGATTTTATCGTTGAGCATCTAGCGGATCTCCTGTAGCTGGAATTGTTCCTTCGGGGCTTCCGTTGGGCTCTTTAGCGTTCCGTCGATGCTCGAAAGCAGCTTGCTAGCCTCTGCCGTGTTCTTGATTAGCTTATCGATTGGGCTATCCGTTTGGCCTCGTACAAGCACCCGCGATTCAAAGGCAGTTAGCGATCGAATCTGGTCCTGCAACGCACTAGCCGCCCCGGCTCTTGGCTTCAAATCAATGCCAATTTCTAGTTTCATTGCGTCTTGCAATGCTGCTAGCCGCTCTCGGATCTTCGAGTCAAAATCTTCGGTAAGCCCGCCAACCGATTCATCGAGGATTGCTTGCAAGCTCTTTTCTGTTTCGGTTATCACCCTTTCGCCGAACGATGGCATATCCTGAAAGGCTTCGGCAAACGTAGTCTTGCCCATCGCCACAACAGCCGTAATGGCCCCGATATTTTCAACTAACCAAGAGGCTTGAACCGCCATTTCCTGGAATCGAAAAACAGAATCGTTAGCGATGCGGTTTACGCTCAACAGAATCGACGCCGAAACCGATTCCATAACGTCTTCAAACCGGAATATCGCAATCTCTGCCGCCGTGAACCCGGTTACAAAACCTTCGGCAATTCTCAATCCCGATTCCTGCGAAGAATCGGCCATCTGCTTTCCGTGTTGCTCAAAATCATCCATTGCCGGAATCATTGAGGCTTGAATGTACTCGAAGGCCACCGCAAAGCCTCGATAGACAACATCCCGGATGGGTGCAAGCAAAGCCCCAGTTGACTCGTAAAGGTTTTTCGTAGCCACGTTCAAGGCTTCGCTAGCTTCTAACGCCGACTTTGCCGAGTCGGCCTTATTTAGCAAGCCCTTGGTGGCCAATTCACTAACCGCCGCAAGCCGTTCTTCGGTTGTGGCTAGTTCGTTGATATTGGGAATAAGCCCCTCGAACGCCCCGAAGTTGCCCTTTGTTGCGTCCTCAACCATCCGCATCGCAGAGGACAAGTCTCGATCGAACACCCGCGATAACCCAAGAGCCGCTTCGGCCATGTCCTCGATATCGCCAACACCAGCACCGCGCCGCAATGCCTGGGCCATTTGGTCTTGGATGCGTCCCGAATCTACGTTGGTCATTCGCTCAAGGCTATTGGCAACTTTGACCATCTCATCCGATGCCGCTTTGCCTGCCCCTGGGATTAGAGCGACGGTCTCGGCAAGCTTGATCGATGATCGGTTCAAATCGTCGAACGCTGCGACCGATGCCGATGCAAAGCCAACAATGGCCCGCCCCGCTTCGACGATTCCAATCACCGCTGCCGTCACGCCTGCCAATTGGGCTAGCCCACGGATCGAAAACTCGACTTGCTGAGCCGTTTGCGTTACTTCTGCCGAGAATTGACGCAACACCGCCGAAGCTTCGTTTTTCGCTCCAAGTGTCACCTCTACGTCAGCCATTTTTGCGCCTTTGCTCTTCGATTCGGTTCACGTCGGCTTCGAGTGCGTTTTGCACCGAAACAAACCAAGCGTCTTGATCGTAAATCCCGCCCGCCTCTGGCAAGACCCCTTTCGAGACCCAAGCCGCAAGGTTAGCCGCTGTACTGACTCGATGCCCTACGTAATCCTTCGGGCAATCGTTGATTTCAAAATACCCTCGACCCTCGCAAGCATCGCACCCGGATTCGTCGCAACCTGGACAAGCTAGCATCAACGGGAGGTCGTTGCTTGGCTTGTTGTTGCATTGGTTTCGAGTGCAAGACTTGCATAGTTCGCCGCATCGGATAAATGCGGCTGTCCTTATTTTTTTTTATCACCTTCGCTAGCCGAATTGCCGCGTAGGCAGCAACTAACAAGCTTTACCGCGTCGGCAACTTCAATTTCTTCATCCCAATCGCTTATGGGCTTGTCGAGACTCCAACCGGCCAAGCAAATTGAGACGGCTTCGCGGATTGCTGCCATCTGTTTCTTTGGTTCGGTCGATTCCCTGAAGTCGCTGATAAGCCCCAGGACCTGTTCGGTCTTTCGGAACTTCAGGCGATTCAAGGTAAACTCGATGTCACACCCGTCAATTTTGTCTGTAAATGTACTAGGCTGCATGGTTGAAAGCGATTGAGAATTCTTGATCCGAAGCGTCTACGTTTTTGTTGGCTTGCCATTCGAGTTGATCGGTCATAATGCCGTTCCGCTCACCCATTGGCTTGGCTACTAGCTGAGCCTTGGGCATTGCGAAGACAAGCGTTGAGGTTGTTGGTCCCGCGATAGTAAACGATAGGCTTGCCTCTGTCCCGTCGCGGAATTGGCTGTATCGGTTTTGAGTGGCAATCAACTTGGATTCAGGATTGCCAGTGATTCGCGGATTGCGATCCGTGATAACAAAGCTATCGACGCCTGCCGCCGAGGTCGAGCATTCCCGAGCGGTAATCACGTTGCCTAGATCGATCGTTGCCGATTCAAGGCAGATATTCGTCGACGCCCAAGACGTTGCACCGCCTGCAACACGAAGCGGTAGCGTGTTGACGTAGTTGATCGAAGATGGGATTGCCGCGTCTGCTTCGTCGTCGTAGACCCCTTGGAAATCAAATTCAACCCGGCCCATTCGCCCGGTCGGCAGGACGAACCGGGCATTGCCGACAGCCCCGTAAATACGCCGCCGCACCCCATCGAAGAACCCCGCAATGGTGAGAGTCTTTACGCTGCTGCCCGATGCCGGAACTTCGGTTTTAGGAAACCAAGTAGCCGTTGAAAGCACAACGCCGCAAGCAGGCAGGAAAGTGCTGGCCCATGCCGGAACTGCCGAGCCGTCATAAGCTAGATCAACCGAGAATGTAGCCCGGCCAATTCTGGCCCCTGGAATCGAGGTTAAGCGACCGAATCCGCCTTGGCCTTGCCTTTCTTCAAAAGGAAACTCCGGGTTAATCATAAGGTCATAAGCATTGACCGTGCAATCGGCTGCCGCGATGGTTTCGGCTGTGCCTACGGTCGATTCAATCTTGGCACCCAAAACGGTCTTTTTTCTAAGTAGCATATTTGTCTCTCCCGAGTATGTCGTTTGCGTCCTGTTTGGCTTCTTTGAGCTTGCGAACCATTATTGATTTAGCTTGAGCCGCCCCGCGATCAAAAGCATCTTTGACGCCCTCGATCTTGGTAGCTTGCAAGTCTCTTAGTTTCTGGATTGGAAATCGAGCCCGTCCGAGCCGCTTGTAAATGTTCCTGCCTAGCTTGGCGATCTTCGGCCCGAAAGCCCCGTCGAATACCATTGCCGGGGTGCCTCGAACGAATTCAATCTCGACCCCTTCAACCGTTTGCCTAGCCTTAAACGCCCGAAGCGGAACGGTAAACGTATCGTCGATTTTTAGAATCGATTCCTTGGCTAGCACGTTGTCGATTATCTTTTCGTCGACGCAAAAGGCCCTCAATTCCTCAACCCTTTCGACGGCCATCGCTGTTCGTATTTCGCGTTCTGTCCGCCGCCTTGTTTCCTTGGTAGCTTCCTCGATGCGATTGCTAAAAGCCTTCTCTATTCCGTCGGCGTAGTTGATTACCCGCTCGGCTGCTAGCTTCGATTTTTCTTCGTGCGCCTGGATGTCGATTATCATTGCGTTATCGCCTCACCGTCGGATCGTCTTCATCGACTCGATAGGTCACGATCAACTGCATGTTTGCCCCGTCGATACCGCCATCGGACGTAAAGTTGATCTTGGTCCCAAAGGTAGCAAACAAAGCGTTCCCGTCGAAGGTATGCCAGGAACTAGCCGGGTTGCAGATGCACTTGCGAACATCTGACCCGAATTGATTTAGTAGCGTGTCGATCGCGTCTTGGCTTCGCTCTGAGGGCATCAAAACCAGACGGATATTGAACTGCTGAGCCAAGGCAACCGCCGGAGGATTGCCCGGACAGGATAGCTCAGGAACCTCGTTTTGGACGCCCTGAGTTATGATGATTTGGCGATCGATCGGCGTGTAGTTGGCAAATCGAGTGGGTCGCTTTACCTCTTGAACATCGGTTGGGTACGTAGTCGAATCGCCAACCATAGCCGATAGCCTGGATTCCAATTCGACCGCGATTAACTCAATGATGGCTAACGACACTCTAAAACCAACATCCCTTCATCATGCTCAACAAGCCGAACAATAGACCGCCGCTCAACCGGTTCGCCGACTCGGGGGGATAGTCCAATCTGATCCCCGCCGAGGTCTAATTCATCGCTTGCGATACCTTCGGCTTCATCGTTCGGAGCCCTGACCCTGAAAAGCGGAGTTACTAGGTCAGAGGCTTCCGGTAGCTGCAAAGAATCCTCTCGCTCGACTACCGCGTTGATCTTCCTCGACCGACCGTTTCGCTTGTAGTAAACGATCGATTCGGCGAAGTCTTGCGGGTTGGCGAATACCGTCTTGGCATCCTCGATGATGGTATCGTGAAGGCTCACGGATTAGGCTCGCTTGCAAGTCACCTTGAAGTAGTCAACAACAACCGAATCGACGTTGGCACTGGACGATTTTTGCAACTGAACAAGCGGTTGCAATCCCGAGGAGTAGCCGCTCATATCGAAGGTGGTTGTCGCGCCGACTCGCTGGCCGTCGATGTAGAACTTGACATCGCTCTTGCCGCCGGTGAAGTCAATCACGAATTCCTTGTACGTGGTCCCGAGCGTCACGCCGCTGGAGATGTCATCGTTGTCTCGCACCCCGTCGTCAGTTTCGAGGTAAACAAGCGTTGTGCTGTTTGCCCCTTCCATGCGAAACCATGCGTTGGCCGCAACATCGTTGGCGGTATCGTTTCGAGCCGAGCCAAGACCGAAGCAGAGGATTGAGCCGCTGGTGAAGGTAGCCGCCCCGATCTTTACCCGCATTTCAAGCCGCTGGATCAAGTCGATGTCAAAGTCGAGTGCGTCATTGAAGTGCAAGCAAACGTTCTCGACTTCGCTGGTGGATGCAAGCGTTAGGGTAGCTTCGCTAGTCCCTTTGGAATAGGTCGGAGCCCCAGAGGAAGAGGTGTCATCAACAAGCCAAGCCATAGCCGGGTCTGCCGAAGTTGGAAACGTGGCTACCGCCCCGTTGAAATCGTCGTAAAAAATCTGAAAGTCACGCATGTCGCCCATGTTCTTATATTCCTGTATTGTGAATTTTGTTGCCGTCCCAAAAAGCCCCCAAGCAATCGCCCAGGGGCTAAATTTCAATCGACACTACGCACGATTTGCGAATATGCCGCGATGCTCGATTACCGCCGCTGCAAACGATTGGCGAACGGTGTAGATGTACGAATCGTTTCGGATGTTGTAATCAGACTCCAAGACCGGCGATTCTTCGCCACTCAAGAAGCTGATTTCAACCGTGTCAATCAAGCTGTTATCCGCGATTGCATACCAGTTGGTCGCGCTGTTGGCGTCCAGGTATGGGCTTGCAACAACTCGCAACTGCCGAGCACCGCCGCGACCGTAAAGGTTCGAGACGCCGCTATTCTTCTCGCTCTCGACCGATGCCGTCGAATTGACAAGCTCCAATGCTGTCCCTGCGTAGGCCAAAGGCACTAAGAGTATCGACGGGGTGAGCCCGAGGAAGACGTCGCTGTTGAGCCCCTTCTGCTTGCCCATCACCTCAAAGGCTTTGTCAAGGGTCGCCTTGGCTGGAGCCCCTGCACCGCCCGAAAGGTTAGTCCCGGAGGTGTGCGATGCCGAGAACAAATTGAAACCATCGGGCATCAACGGATTTGACAGGAAGACATCGTAGATTGCTTTTTCCTGGGTTCGTCGAGCCGCCGAGCCGTGCATCGCTGGGATGCGCGAAAGTGCGTCCAGGTCGTCGTTGATAACCGTCTCCCAAGTGACGGTAAATTCCTTGCCGTACTTCTCGATCTTGTACGACTTGCGTTGGTCAACAACCTTGCCCTCTGGGTAGTCTTTGCCTTCAGGAACAACCTCAAGGTTTGGCGATTCGCCAAGGCTGATTCGGTTGATGTTTTTAAAATCGTCAACCGACTGGGCTTGCCTTACCCATTGGTCCCAAGTGTATGGGGCCTCGACATAAGACGCCGTGAGGGTCTTGCTGGCCGCATCCAAAAGCAGGCTGGAGAACGATCCGCTGGTGTGGTAAACGTCATTCGATCGACGGATATTCAGTCGGCCGGCAATCCCCGGGTGGCCCATTGCAATGCGAACGATATCGCCTTTGTTGTGGTGCTCTGGATTGACGCCCATTCGCCTTACGCAAGCCTCAGCAAGCCGATAGAGTCCGAGGTTGCGGAAGTGTTCCGCGCCTTGAACGTCTGGGGCCTTTTGATGCTTGATCTGGCCTTGGAAGCATCGCTGCACCAAGCCCGCCGAAGCTTGAGCCATGAATTTATCATGCTCGCTTTCGGTCACGCTGAAACTGGAGCCCTCGACGGCCCCGCCTAGTGGTTGAGAAGCCATCTTTCGGATGATCCTTTCTTGAGCGATTTCAACGGTCACGGATGGATCGTCAACCAAAGAGTCTGCGAAGCTTCGCTCAAGCTTTGCAACTATGCAATTGGAAACGATTGTTTTACGTCGGTCGGCGTCGGCCTTAAGTTGCCTTGCAACTTCGGCTTCGACTTTCTTTTCGGTGTCTTCCATTCGCATGGCGTCTTCGGGCTTTTCTTCGGCCCGCATGGTTTCTTCGGGCTTGTCGGCCATCGATTCGACTTGCCCCATCGGAGCCGCGTCAGATCCGGCTTGGCCTGCCGCTTTGCCTGCGAGGTAAACAATGATCTGCATTGGATCGGTCATGCCCTCAGGCAACCCGAGACCCTTCAACGTTGCCATTAGGCTTTCGTCCATTCTCTCAACCCTTTCCTGGTCGTAAGACCTGCGAACAGTAGAATTCGGATCTGCGCCCGTTGCGCAAATCGAAGCGTTATGGGGTTCCCATGCGGTAACAATTTCCGCTGGCCCCTCAATCACCTTGCCTTGTCGGGTGGTGTACGTTTGGCCCTCTCGAACGAATTGACGTTCAAGAATCTGGGCATCAATTGAGAAGTCGTTTAAGTGGCCTTCGGTGTATCTGGTTGCGACAATCTGCGAGTCTGGATCGCTTGCAAAGTCAGGCAGGCCCAAAAGCTCATCGCCCTCGATAACGATGTTGCGAATCGAGCCAAAGACGTTGCGTACGGTCTTGTCGTTGTGACTGTCGACGATAGGCAACTGCTTTTTGTCGTTGCGGAATCGGACCCCATCCATGAGCAATACTTGCTTGATCCAACCGCGATCCTGGTCGTAGATGTCAATCGGCGTTTCGGTCGCAATCACCGCTCGGCCATCTTTCACGGTCCCGAATTGGCGAACAATCGAACCGCCCTCGATAGGCTTGGCTTGGTGTCTTGCGTCAAGTTCCTTGCGTCGCTTGATTAGGTCGCTTTTGTTCATGCTGTCACCTCAGCCGGTAGCGTGTCCACTGATCCGTCTTTTGCGTCGTCAATTAGGGCCTGTACGCTCGCTTCGCTCATGCCGACCGACGATAGGAACACCCTGGCCGCCGCTTCGCTGATAGCCCCGCTGGAAAGCTCGTTGAGGGTCTTGGCAATGGCTTTGCGGTTGCGGTTGAATTGGAGCGTCGATAGCCCCATCATTTCGCCGCTTCCGGTCGCTGGTTGGGTTTCTGTCGCCCCTTGAGTTTGAGCCGCCGAAATCGCTAGCTGTTGCTGTTCCGGGGTCTGCAAGCCAAGCTTGGCAAGCAATCGATTTTCTTTGGCCCGCTGGTAGAAGACCGTCCGGAAGTTGAGCCCCTGGGCCCCAAGGACTTCGGAGTAGGTCGCCGTGAATGAATTGATGCCCGCTTCGCTTGTGACTTGCTCAACGCCCGGATCGACCCATTCCCATTTAGGTGTCTGCCATTCGACAGGGGTGAACCGCCTACGATCGCTTAGGATGTCAAACGACGAGGGGAATCCTTCTAGTCCAGTAATGGCCGCCCTGGTGCAGAACTGATCCCAAACAGGCTGTAGCAAGTGCCGAATAATGTACTTCTGAATGATGCGAAACCGCCGACGATCTTCGAGTTGGCTTGTCCGGCTCGAACTGTAGGAGGTTTGCGAATAGTCCCGAGCTACAACCTCGTAGGATAGCCCAGTGCCTACCGCGATACCCCGAAGGATAACCTTGGTCCATTCACCCGCGCTAGTGTTCGGTCGCGTTGGGTTGATAACCTCAACCGACTCATTCGGGTTGAGTTCGAAGACTAGCCCCGGCTCCAAGTATCGCTCTTGATTGCCCCTCCGGTCTGTCCCGTCGCCCGCTTCTGGGTCGCTTAGTCTGCCCAATGGCGTTTCGGTCTTGATTGCCGCCGTGAAGCAAGACGCAATAGCCGAGGCTTGGAGCTCGTTGTCGAGATACGTTCCAAGGTCGCGAATGGACGCCAATGCTGGAGCGAACCAAGTGACGCCCCGCGTCTGTCCGACTCGATCTTGCCTGAATAGATGGATGATTTCCCTGGCCGGGATTTCCTTCGGCGTCCTTGAGACTGCGTAGGGCTGCAAGGGGTGATCGTCATAAATCATATAGGCAAGGGGCTTGCCTGATTCATCAACCTTGATCCCGCGAATCACCCGCGTACCATCGCCGCGATCGATGCCCATCGTGTAGGTGTCTCGATCGGTCGCTAGCCTGTCGGCCTCGATGATTTCAAGGGCCATCGGAATCGGTCGAGAGATGCCCCGGTATTCCGTTGATGGTAGATTGACTACCCTGATTAGAACCTCGCCCGCTTCGACCATTTCGCGAAGGGCGATAATTTGGATTTCTTCGAGGGTAAGCCGCCCGTTGATATCCGCGACTTCAGACCACTCGGACCAAGCCTTATCGCGTAGGTCGTTGATGTCCTCGATGTCATCGCCTTCGGGGGTCTCGAAGGTCGATTGGGCTTGGATGCCAGCACCGACAACCGAAGAAACGATGGTATCTACAACGCCCCATGCGTAGGAATTGTCTCTAACCAGCCGCCTTGCCTCTGCCCTGAGACGGTCAGCCCCGAATGGGCCCATAAGCTCTTGGTCGGCTGGTAGATTCTTCGGGTGTCTGTTGCTGCTTACCCGCGATGGTTCGGCCCCTTGGTAGGATCGCGCAAGGGCCTTGCGTGCTTGCTGCCGTCGCAATCCTGCGATTGGGCTAACTGCCGAGACAACCGAATCAATAAATCGAGTAATCATCGACGGCCCCCCACGATTCGCCCGAGGGAGATACCGCCCGATCCGCTTTCACGCTGGACCTGATGCAACAACGCTTTTCGCTGTTCGAACAATGACGTTAGGTCAAGCTTGGTAACAGTCCTGGAGCCAATGCTATACTGCGACGCTCCCCCGTTTAGGAGGGCCTCTATAGCTGCGTCGATTAGTGCCAACATAGATGCCGCTGATGCCATGCGTAAATAGTTGCATGGCTTGCGGTTGCTTGGTAGATGCCTGTACTATTCCATTAGTACACTGCTACAAATTATTTACGCTCTTGGGGCCAAGTATGCCCGCAATAGGAGCATCGGCAATAGCGAACCTTGGCTTTGGTGCAATAGACTCTTGAGTAGCTTTTGCCGATCGGTCGGCGTGATTCGCATAGGGTACAGGGCCTTGCCTCGTCTTCGCGGGGGATGGGGATCTCGCTAGCTTCCCTCATCGCTTGCATGTGGATTCTGGCCGATGAATAGCTAGGGCTTTCGTAATCTGGTAGGTCGGCAGGGACTCCTAGAGATTCGGCCATTTTGCCAATAGCATCCTGGCTAAATTCCTGGTGCGTTTGCGTCGGCTCTTGCGGTTGAATTGGCTGGATGTCAATCCGAGGATCCACCCATTCCCGCTTGCTTGTTTTCTGCTTTGTTCTTTTGCTCATATCACCCTCTTCGTTTGGGAATCCATCCGCCTTGTCGCTGCCTGAATCGTTGCTGCCCGTGCCTGTAGGCTTGCTGAGCCGGCTTTGCTTGTTTCGGCTCATCGCCGATATGTTTTGGAGCAACTTCGATCTCGCTTGGGGCAATCAACTTGACGCCGCAAGCTTCGGACCCTGCCGCCGCCATGTATGTTGCGTCGAGCCAGTGGTTGTTGCTGTCCTTGACATTCCAATAGGTCTTGGCCCCTTTACCCTCAGTGAACTTGGTGACTAACTCTTCGGCTGCGATATGCTGCGCGTACTGGGAATGCCGCTTTTCTTCCTCTAGCGAAAAGACCGAAAGCGACCCTCGCCGGAGCATGTTTGATTCGTCGAAGGTCGGTGTCATAAATCGCTCGTGGATAAACTGCTTCCAATAGCTTGTATCGAGTTCGTAGAGCCAAACATTCGACGATGGAAGCTTTTGTGCGTGCAGGTTGGCCCCTGCGATTGTAACCGAGCTAGACTTAGCCTTTCGATGGTATGGGTCTTGCCCCTTCGACGGGTGGAAGATCCCGCCGACTTCGCGACAGAATGAATACGCCGCATTGGTAAAGGCCCCTGAGTCAACTAAGCAAAAGTCGATCGGCCGCCGCGTTGCGGTCGTGTCTACGAATTCCTTCTGCAGAAGCTCATCCCGAAGCGATAGCAGGGCCTGATAAATCATTGGCTCGCTAGCTTCGTGATCCATGCTTTTGTCCGTGCCGTAGACCTGCTGGATTCCGTAGTCGGCCACAACGCCCCCAGCACCATGCCACCACGCCGTAACAACCCAATGGAGGTAATACTTGCCCAGGTCGATCGCCGCTGTCAGGGCTACGGTATTGGCCGGTAGTTGCCTTCGGACCAATCCGCTGATTCGAGACTCGACAAGAGCGGGAGTTATGCCAAGCCCCATTGGCCCGGCTTCCTCTGGTGGGTCGTTGTCGTCTTCGGTCGATACCGCCTTTTGCCCCCGGTCGGCTACCCTGTTGAAGTAGCTATGAACTGCCGAGAGCTCCATCTGTTCGCCGTCGCTGTGGGTCTTGCGCGAGTAGCTGGCCTGGTTGCTGACTACGGCCCCGCGTTCGATCTCGGCTTGATTGTCACGCCAGAAACGAAAGGCTTCCCTAGCGTCTGGGTCGTCGGCTTTGCGTCCCTTGCGTAAGTCGATGTACTGCTCAATCAAATCCATTCTATCGGGCTTTGTCACAAGCTTGCGGTATCGCTTGCCCCTCCAAGATGGTTTCTGCCGCGGGTCGGTGTACTTAAAGGCAATACATTTGCGATTCTGAATCGTGCAAAGCATTACCCGCGGTATTCGCTCCGATGACTGGCCTAGCCCGCCGATGTCTTGCTCGATGATCTCTTCGTTCTTGGCTATCATCGTTTCGCTTGCCGCCGCTTCCCGGTCTTCGATGTCGTCGAGGATCGCTAGCGTCGGCCTAGCTGATCGGAACTTGGTGCCGCGAATCGCCCCGTCGATTCCCAGGGAGTAGAATACTTGCCCCCTGCTACATGGCTCGATTTCTTTGGGCCAATCGGGAATCTGAGCCCGGCTGATCGTAGGGAAGACAAAGAACTCCGGCCCAATGACGATGTTGGTAGATTGCCCGCCGCAAGTCTGCATTCTACCGCGACTCGACCAACCGCCCACAGCTTGAAACGGAATGCCAATTTCTGGATAGTCTTGGATGAAAAGGTCGTTTTGCTGCAGTTGCTCGACTAGGTCACGCACTTCCTTTTTCGCCTTGTCGGCGTTTTTGCCAATCACGACGGGAAACGTCGATAGGCCCCGGACCATCAAGTACAACGCAACGCGAATAGCTAACGTCGTTTTACCTTCGCCCCGAGGCCCTGCGATGCCTTGGTCCCCGCCGTATTTAGCCGCGTCGATAATCGACTCGATCATGGCTAGCCGGTCGGAGGTCCAGGCCTCGAAGAATTGGGAGCCAAAGTAGGTGGAGAGCCAAAGGGA